CAAGGCTATGGATGTATCCTCAGCGGTATACCCCAAAGCGCCCGCAACGGGGGCAACATATTTAAAGGACTCACCTAGCAGGGAAACATTGGTATTGGCATTACTGGAAGCAGATGCAAGCACATCGGCAAAGTGGGAGGAATCAGAGGCGGAAAGACCGAAAGCCGTTAGAGCATCGGTCACAATGTCAGACGTTGTGGCTAGGTCCTCACCAGAAGCCGCCGCCAGGTTCATTACACCGGAAATGCCGTCTAGCATATCCTCAGTTTTCCAACCAGCCATTGCCATATAGCTCATAGCATCGGCGGCCTCAGATGCAGAAAATTGGGTGGTGGACCCCATCTCTTTGGCCTTGTCTCTTAGAGCCTCTAGGTCATCACCAGTAGCCCCGGAAATTGCGGCCACGTTGGACATAGAGGAATCAAAATTTGATGCCGCCGATACAGCCGCTGTGCCGATTGCTACTAACGGGGTAGTTACCCCAAGAGTAAGAGTCTTTCCCGCCGTGGTGAGAGTCTTACCCACCGCCGTGAATTTGTCCGCTGTAGTAGAGGTGTCATCTTGGAATACCTTCAAATTGCCAGTTGCGGATTTTATACCAGATTCAAACCCTGAGGTATCCAGCATAAGATAACCAACAGCGGAACCAACGTCTAGTGCCATGCTCTCACCTCCTTAGTCATATTGGGCATAAAGCTCAGAAAAACTTGTGTAGTGACGGTTGAATTGAACTTCTTCCCCCGCATCCAACTTGCTCATTATCAAATGACAAGCCTCATCGAGACAGTATGCAGTGTAACTATCTGTAACACCCGCAATCTCAGACGGAAGCCTCTTGTACCTCTGTGCCACTCCCAACAGTCGCATTATTTCCGGGCTGGATACGAAAGGTTTCCAAGCTCTTTACCCCCATCTGTGCGTAATTAAACACAAACATAAGTTGGTCATCGGTGAGCCGCACACCAGCGTTTTTAATGTCCTGGTAGGTAGGTTCTAAGAAACAGTCCTCGCAGAAAATGTCAAGCACGTCAAAAAGGTCTCTTAGTGCCGCCTTATTCTTGGAGTCCACCGCTTTACCCGAAAATAAACCGTTTGCCGTGTTTAGGAGGGAATTGGGGATTTTACCCCGCTTGGCAAGGTCCAGCATGGAGGGGCGGCGCAGACGTGCAACAAAGGGTTGACCCTCTGCAAAAGGGGGAAGCTCCACAATCTGCCCCTCACTGTAACTAGAAAGCTGTGTTAGGGTAGTAATTTGCTTTTCCATCTCCTACCCCCTTAGCCGCTGACCGTAGGCAGGTTCTCAGGCTTGATGTAGGTGATTTTGTAAGGTGCTTCATCCTCCTTGGGCGCACTGTTAATAGTGTATTCAGGCGCACGGAAAGCACCATCCTCGGAACTAAAACCGACAGGAACACCTTGACAGTTGGGGTAAGAAATCACCTCATACCCGGTAATGATACCAGCCGTATCATAGATAGCGGAATAGGCTTTTAGCTCACAAGGAGTGCCCTTGTCACTGGACCCTGCTACAGGGGGAGTGTAACTAGACACACCAAACCCGGCATCTGTCTCACCCTCAGCGGTTTGGTCGGCAGTAGTCCAATACTTGATAGTGCCACCTTGTAGGATAGTCACAAGTTCAGGGTTTAGCACGTTGTCAGTCAGGGTGATAGTGTTACCCGTGACCGTGGTAGTACTAGGTTTTTGGGAGATAAGTCTACCCTTAACAATTAGTTTGACCGCATCTTCCGTCTCAGTCTGAGGACTGATAGAGATTTGGTTAGCCGTATCTAGGGCAATCTCATTTTCGGACCCTTCCGGCTTGACGGTCACAAGAACAACGTCAATCGTGGGGATTTCGTGGCCCTTCTTAGTTGCCATATCGCTTTACCTCGCTTTCTTACACTTTTCGGTAGTTGTAATACTGTATACTTATCATGTGAGCATCTACAGTGTCATCATAAAATGATGCCGTTTCAAATAGCACGGGTTTTATCATCGGTTCAAGGCCCTTCATCGACTCTTTTACCTTTGAAACGTACTCTTCCAGCTTTGTAAACTGGTTCTTAGGTACATAGCACATGACATCATACAGTGTTCTTGTGGTGCTAAACTGGTTGTACTGAGTAGTACCAGCATCTTTGACCACAATATAGGGAGCCTTACACTCCCCCTCTTTCTGAGCCGGGGTATAGACCTCAAACCCGCTCTCAGCTAGGTGGGAATATATATCTTTATACCGTGTAGTCTCCACGGAAATCAACCCCCTAGCTTAGACAGTAGGCTCTGGAAACCGGGGATTATCTGACCCTGACCCACATTTTGGATGGTCTCAGGAATGATTGCATATCGCTTTCCGTTCGCAAGCTCCAGCCACTTACCATAATCCACACCGTGGGCCAGCTCGATTTTGTATCCATTGGCATACTTCATGGAGGTTGCGGTCAGGCTTGCCCTTGCTCTACCCGTCTGGTTCTGCCATCGGGCATTAGACCGGGCATAGTTCTGTAGCTTCAAGGCACTGGTTTCAGCATACATAGACACGGCGGAGTCTAACTTGCTCTGCATCCCCTCTAAGCCACTCATTAGGGCGGAAATGTCAAACTTTATGCTATTGCTCACACCACCACCTCCAAACTAATATCAAGGGCAAGATTAAATTCACCCGGATTTGTCACACCGGAAACATTATACACCTTGTCATTGATTGTAACCTTATCACCCTGCTTAATGTCCTTGGCCTCATCATACAGGGCCAGGATAAACGGGGAAGTCTTATCTTGCACAGAAGCGGCATCTGTCCCAGTTACTAGAATGTGTTCCGTTGTTTGGTGGAACACCCCATGAATTACCGTAACAGATACCGCCCCCGTCGGCTCTTTAAACTTGTCTAAATAGTCACGCTCAAATCTATAGGTCTCCCCGTTAGTCCTAATCAGCCTTTTTAGCTTGTTTAGCTCAAACTTAGGGATTTTCATCTTGCACCCCCAAGGGTCCCAGAATTAGAAGGTCTATACATATTTGCAAGCCGTCTAAAATACTGGGAGCTATCAGCCGTGGTCAACCCGGAAACAGTGAGCGTGGTGTTTTCAGCTTTGATAAGCAAGCACTGATAAGCCGTGTTATAGAGGTCCCCACCGTTTTGTGACAGGTAGAACTCTAGTTCCTCATCGGTGAAGAAAGGTACATCGGCCTCCCTTAGCATCAATTTGAGGTTGTTAAGGTCTGCCATAAATATACCCCCTTACCCTTGTTGCTCCAGAATCAGGTCCTTTAGTTCCTGCTTAGACTTTCCACTTGTGGGAATCCCTAGAGAATTTGCAACTTCACGCAGTTCTCTAAGTGTTAGCTCAGAAATAGGCTTTTCAGTAAGTTCTTCTACCTCTTCCTCAGCCTCGCTATAGTCCACAGTCTCCACCACTTCGGGGGTATCGGAGGGGGCCACCTGACCCACCTCCTCACCCTGAATAGGAGAATAGCCCATGGACTTGTAAAGGGATTGATAGGCACCTTCGCTCACTGTGACCCTATGCTTGCCGTTACAAATCGTAACCATAGGACCCTCCTCACTTCACATCTGCGATAAAAATTTGGTCTGCCGCCTCGAAAGAGGGCAGGGACACCATAGAAACCTTGGTTTCCACATTCACAGGGTCGGACTTCTCCATAGTGGTGACTGCAACACCCGTATCAGTGATTGCCACGTTGGAGACATTGGAGCTTTGCAGGTCGGACTCTTCCGGGGTGGTACCGAACCAAGTAAAGCCCAGGGAACCAGTGGGGAACAGAACGAAAGTGTCCTCAGGGACATAGCGCACGGTTTGACCTTGGTCATTGGTGTACATCTTGGTGTAAACCACGACTTCCAGACCCAGCTCATCTTGTAGTAGAGCCTTAACACGTGCATCAGAGGGGGTAACGGTGCCATTACCCATGACATAAATCATCTTAGAGATAGCAACATTATTCTTAATGTTGTTCCAAACCTTCTGACCACACACAGCACGGGTGGGGCGAACACCAGTATCAGCCTCCACCAGGTCCTGCCACTCATAAATGTCCTTTAAAATATCGGCGTTATCACGGTCAGACCAACCAGTAGAAGCAGTGCCCTTGTGGGTATCAGGCACACCATAGTCATAGGTGTAGTTCTGACCATTTGCAACAATAGCAATGGAGCCGGTAGTCAGGGCCATCATACGCATCATTTCACGGCGCACTCTAGCACCCTCCAGAAGTCTCATCTCATCATCAAAGACCCGGTTCATAATGCTGTCAATGTATGCCTGGTTGCCAGTCTCCAGCACCATATTTAGTTGCTGTCTCAGTTCTTCGTCAATATAGGTGGATTCTTTGAAGAAGGGCATCTCAGCGGAAAGCCGCTCGAAACCGATTCTTGCACGGGGAATCACACCGACATCAAAAGCAGAGGGCTTTAGGACCACAGGGGCACCCTTGCTACCCTTAATCCACTTAATGTCAAGGCCCAGCTTCTTCTGGTTGGTCCACAGGGTTTCACCCAGATAAGGGGGTTGACCCTGGGTAAAGGTCTCCCAATAAGCGGTAACTTCCGGGGCCTTAACTAGGTCGAAAATATTAGGCATTAGTCATCTCTCCTTTCTTAGTCTCTCAGAAGGTAAATCTTACCATCTAGGGCAGTCTTGGCGGCGGTTGCCAGGGTTTGAGTTGCGCTGTCAAGTCTGTCAAGGTTGACAAAACCCCAAATTAGCAGAGTGCCGTTGGCGGTGCCGTCAGTAATGTCAACGTCATGCAGTAGGACACCAGTGGGGGTATCACCCGCCTTGAAAGCGGTCGAGCGGTCCGCTAGGTCCCCGGCCAGGGGAGTACCCGCCTTGACAATCTTTCTGCCGCCCTCAGTCACAGAGGCGGTGGAGCCGTCAACCAGGATGGAGACGGACACTTGATTTTGCACATTGTACAGAATCTGCACAGGTGCAACCGCAGTTTCGGTAAAAATACCAGTTCGATTTAGCATCTTTTAGTTTCCTCCTTAGTTCTTAAAATAGGGGTTTTCAGTAGGTTTGGAGGTCATACTTTCTGCAAGTCTCTTTCCCATAGACCCGGCCTTTTCATCCTTAGGGCTTCTCTTGTGGCCTTGACCGCCACCAGTGCCGGGGTCATCCTCTTGGAAAAACATAGCCATTTTCTCCTTAATGGCCTTCACCGCATCCTCAAAGGTAGTCTTATCGTCAACCTTGGCAGATGCTAGGGCAGTCACCTCAGACACATACTCGGACTTACAACCAGCCTCTAGTACAGCTAGCTTTTGCTCTGCTAGGGTCGCTCTTGTAAGGGCCTCAGTCTGTGCGGTCTTTGCCGCTTCCAGGGCCTCACTGTCCTTTTGAGCTTGGGTCTTTAGACTGTCCAGGGACTCCTTGGCCTTCTTAACGCCGTCCTTGTCATTGACATCAATTCCCAGGTCCTTCAACACAGATTGTCTACCCTGCCGCTTCTCATTGGCAAGCATCCGATTGACTTCCTCTTGGGTAAAGGTCTTGGTGGTCGTGGTGTTACCACCAGGACTTTCACCACCTTGGTTCCCTTCTCCACCGGGATTACCTTCACCTTCTCCACCTTCGCCATCGGCAAAAAACTGTAGACCAATCCATTTCAGCTTAGACTTGCTCATAATGTCCTCCATAATTCTCCTAGAACAATGCTAGGTCATATAAAATCCGGTTTATTGCACATCCGGTAAACTTTATAAAGTAATTATACATCTAATATAGGAATCATACAATACTGAATTTTACCACACATGGAAAAGACCCTAGACCTGTCACAGTCTAGGGCCATCCTCATTTATCCTTTTCGTACAGTTCGCAATTCCCACCATCAAAAATTTTGATAGGTTTTATGCTCTGGTATTCGGCGCAAATGTCAGTCCTTGGGCTTCTGTGCTTGCAGTCTTTACAGATAAGGTCCTCCAGCTTGATAGCCTTGGGGAAACCTGTTCCGCTAGTCCATTCAAACTTGTTCATAGGTATACCTCCTTTGAGGGTAGTATACCACAAGAAACAACAAATTGCAACATTTATTTCAAGAGTTCCATGTAAATCGTTACCTTGTTTCCATATCCCGGTTCAAGGTCCAGAACCCGGAACTTGGAGCCGCATTGCACTAGAAATTCTTTTTCCCCTTTGTGCATACTGTAGGGGTCAACATAGACCCCTTGTGTACCCTCTGGTATATAGATTCTATAAGTTACGTTACCACTAAAACCGCCGCCTTTGAGGGGAGTGGTGGACAAAAAACCCTCGTCCCCTGCAATGGACCCAATAATACTGTCACGGTTCTTCTCTGCCCAATCAGACAAGGACCCGTCCAAGATAGCCTCCTTCATGCCCTCCGGATTTCCCAGCATACCCATAAGACTTGCTCCATCTGAGCCACGTCCTACCGTGATAGCCTCCTTTGTGGAGGCATTAGATAGGGCACTCTTACAATCTGCAATGTCATCCAGTGTTTTTGTGACCTCAGTTTGTCTAACCCCTCTAAGGTGACTATTCATAGCTATATAGTAGGACCCTGTATAGTCCTTGACGGCTGACTTTTGGCTCCCGGTCAGCTTTCCCCACCAGGTAGCACTTTCCTCAATCAGCTCCCCCTCGAAAGTTGCACTTTCCTTCTGAGCGAGAAACATAGTATTGAGTGTTTCTTTGGTCAATTCACTTGTAACCTTTGTAACCGCTTCCACCCTCTCAGTGGTAGGGACCACACCCTTTCGGACCGTTGCAAGTTTGGCATTATAAAAAGTCTCCATGACCTGGTATGGGTGAGCATCGGACCAACTACCACCAGCCGCCTTTAGTAGACTGTCCTGTTGGTCAAAGGTCAAGGCGTGGGCGTACTCCGTGAAATTCTTGGGCATATTGGTAGGGCTATACCCCGCTGAGGAAAGAAACTGTTTTTGCAAGCTATTAAAGACCGGTTCCGCCTTGTTCCCGGTCATGTCGGTGTACCATGTGTCTAGTTCCGGGTCATCCGCACCCTTGACCCAATCTGCAAGTCTGTTTGCAATATCGTCCATACTGCCCGTCAAGTCTGCAATAAAGGTGCATCGTCCATTTGGATGGTCAAGAGGTAGTTCCCCTTTTGCGTACTTTTTCCCGTTCCGGTCAGCACAGATAGGGCAGGTCCGGGACCCTCCCCCAGATTGCCAAATATAGCCATCAACAAAGGGATTTTTCTTGCAAACCCGCTCCAAACTCTGTTGATAGGCATGGGCTACCATAGTTCGGGCCAGCCGCTGGGAATTATACTCCACCTTTTTGCTAGTACCCGGATAAACCTTGCTCCAGTCCCATTCTTTCTTTGCAGAGGGGTTTACATAGCTCTCCAGGTCTTTGGCAATGGCATATGCACTCTTGTTTGCCGCCACACCCTGAGCCACAACCTTAGTAATGTCTTTTTGGGTTTTGCTCACGTTGGACCATATAGCCCCGCTCAGGCTCCAGTCACCAGAGTATAGTTTTCCACTTACTAGACTGTTTACCACGTCTCTAGGGACGTTAGAGTAGGCCCCAGAGATGCTAAACCCTGCTTTTTTGGTCAGGGTCTGTGCATCGGATACAACCCCCTCAGCGGCCTTTTTAGCTTGCTTCTTTACTTCCTTCTCCAACCCTACCCCGATACTCTTATAGGCTGAGTCAAGCTGTTTAGTCAGCTTGGATAGATACTGCTTTTCGATTTTTTGGGAGGTCGTTCCCTCTTTGGGTATTGCAAGCATCTGCTTCCTACTGTCCAGGTACACCTTCCTATATAGGTTAGATATTTCATCCTCTTGCTCTTTGGTCAGGTCCTCCCTTATTTTTTCCGCATCGGCTAGTTTCCACTCTGCCATATTCTCACCCCTAAACTGTAACCAAATTGTAATCAGAAAAGTCTTGCTTTTTGTCGCAGTATGTAGTATTATAATTTCACAAGGTAAACAACACGAACTAATGGAGGTAACTACAATGACTAAGAAGTTTATTGAAAAAGTCCTTTACATGGGCACCGTGGATACCAAGAAGTACCGCTACAAGGTCGGCCAGGACGTTGACGGTAACACCATTATCCGCCGTCTCCCCATCGAGTACTTGGATACCACCGCCGCCCTTGACGGCTGGGAAGTCTGCCACCGCATCTGAGCAAGGAGGAAACCATGTACGACATCATCAACGTAAACGGACACTCCACCGTAATAGGCAGTGTCCACGACTTCGAGACCCTTACCTTTGAACACATGGGGGAAGAGGCAAGCAAGTGGATAACCAACTACGTCACAGACCTGCAAGAAGAACTCATTCGGGAGAAAGCCGATACAGACAACGACATTCGGTCATACGAGATGGACCTGGAAAGCAAGCAGAGAGCTTTCCAGGACCTGCAAGACGAACTGTACCTGATGCAAGACCTCTTGCAAGAAAAGCGCACTTCCAAGAAGAAACTGCAAGAAATCCTGCAAATCATGTCCAAAATCATCAACAACCAAATCTAAGGAGGAATCACCCATGAAAACCGTGTATGACGTGAAGAAAGCCCTGGACCCTGACCTGTACGTGAACCTTGTCCGTGACCTCCAGGCGGAACAAAGAGCCAAAGAGGACCAACAGAGAGCCGCATACAACCGAAGAAAACCCCGGAACAAATGGCACAGACTTTTCCCGGTCTGCAAGTAAGGAGAAACCCCGCCCAAACAGGCGGGGCTTTTCTTTTGTCACTTTTTTGCCATACTGTTGAGCTTGGAGTTATACTTCTTGTATGTAGACTCTTTCGCCTCAGAATACATGGAGCTTGCCTGTTCCACAATCTTAGCCCGTGTGTCCTTCTTCGTTTGCCGTAGCTCAGCGATTTTGGCACGGGCCAGGGCCTTTTGCTCCTTGTCGCTGGAATTGCTTATAAATTCCTTCAAGGCATCAATCTGAGACCCTAACTTTTCATTCATGGCGTTGATTGTTTCGGTTTTAGCTTCATTGATGTTCTCTTTTTCCGTGGCAAGGTCCGCCTTTAGGCTTGTCCAATACTCTTTCAGCTCAGACTTTTGGGCAGTAGTCAGCCCCTTACCCGTGGTGCTTTCCTTCTTCGTGGTGGTACTTGTAGAAGTAGTGGTTTCAGTACTGGTACTCTTCTTCCGCCCTTTCAGTTCCCGATGCTTTAGATAATACTCATGGGCATAGTCTGCGTCATAGGCCATCTAGTAACCCCTCCAGTTCTGCTAGGGCACTGTCAAAGGTCCGGTCACTGTCTAACTCTTCATCCTCCAGTTCGTCCCCTTCCAGGTCATCCTCTTCTTCCATGCCCTCTAGGTCATCCTCTTCACCATAGGACGGCATACCGCCGTTACCATAGCTATCTTCGAGCATTTCCCGCTCCAGGGCAATCTGCTTTAGTTCCTGCATAGCCTCAGTATCAGTGAGGTTCCGCCACTTTTTCATGTAGGCCATCTTAGACATGGTTTGTGCATTGACTTCTGCAAGGTCCGTTTCCTTTTCATCTGCTTCGTCATCGGGCAGGGGGTATTGATTATCTACCTTTACCTCATAAGTCACATCTGGGACGGCCTCGGAGGTATAGGAGGACGCACTAGCCGGGTAGAGCTTTGCACCCTCAATCAACAGGTCCACGATGTTTTTAAGGGCGGGTCTCCAAGCAAGCATCTTTTCATCACAGCGGACAATCAGGGGCCAATAGATTGCTTTTAGGGTCTTACCGCTGGACACAACACCCTTTAGTGCATCTGCGCTCGTATCGGGCACATCTAAGGTCTCGTACATTGCGGACCGGATACGGGACAAGGTGGAGTTGACAGCACTGGTGTAACTTAGGCTAGTCTCCATCATACCCACACTTCCGGTCACACCGTCCGGGGCGTTAGGGTCCGATGCAAGGTCCCAGAAGGCACCGGGGGCGATGCTCAGACCCTGAGTGGTAGAGGGGTTCATATCAACCGCATACCGTATAGGATTCATACCGCACCGCTCAGAGTCAATATCACCGTTGGAAATGCGGGAGAAATAAGACTCACTCTCTTGCAGTTTGGCTACATCACTGGACCCGTCAAGGTCCCCGGTAAGGCCGTCATTGATGATAACACCAGCGGGGATAACCCCAACAAACTTTGTGGCTCTGTCCGGGGTGATTTCCTCCACCAGCTCACCCAAACCGTTGTACAGGCTTTCATTTATCCAGCACACGTCATTTTCATTGAGCCAATATTTCTTTTTGTAAACCCGTTGCTCTGCCTTATTTTGGCTGTCCCTTGTAGTGTAAAAGGTTGTAATCTTTGTGATTTTGGAGGTATCTGCCGGGTCAGTGTCAAACACAAATTCCAGGCTAGGGACAAAGTCAACCATTATTTTCCGGTTTACTTCATCAAAATTGACAAAGTAGGCAACCCGTTTGCCAATGAAGCAATCTTTAGCCGCCTTGACCAACTTGGAATACAGTCCAGTAGCTTCAAACACATTGTCAATGTAGGATTGCAAGAGGGCGGTCTGTGCCTGAGCCTCCTGTTTTGTGGTTTCGTCCTCTGATTCTTTGTCATAGGGCACACTAACCCAAAAATCAGGATGCTTGGAGAAAAGAAACCGTGCTTCTCTATCAATTAGCTTTTGAGACTCCTTAAACCGCAAATCAGACGGGGTGAAGTCCTTGTTCTTCTCTTGGGTGAAGTCTGCGCCCTTTTCATAAACGTTGTAATACCCTATGATTTCCTTAAATTCGGCGAGAAGCAAGGACCCATACAGGCCCTCCAGCTCGCTAGAAACCAGGCTCCAGGGTATCTTAAGCCCGGTCACAACAAAATCAGTCATTCGTCATCGTCTCCCTTCTTAAAGATGATACCTAGGAGGTTGGGAATAGCAAGTGGGAACCGGAAAATTGCAGGAATGTAGTGGCACTTCACCCGGATAATGTACTGTTCCCCTACTGCCAAAGTGTTGCTAGGGAGGATTTCAACAGATTCAAACTTGATTGTAGTCATTTCGGTTCCACCACTTCCAAGGAGATAAGGGCCGATAGGGTTTCGTTCCCTACTAGGTAGGTCACTACCAGGCTGTAGGACTTATAGGGGTATTTAGGGCAAACTAAAGAGGAAACCATATGGCCGTCAATCCGGCTTTCCCCCTCGCTTTCAACTTCCCCTTCCTTTAGCAGTTTCCAACGTGCTTGTATAATCTCAAACTCTTCATTTCTGGTTGGAATAACCTCAAAGGAAATGTATTTCTCTTCGCCTAAAATGAATTTAGCATCCATGTTTATCACCCCTTTATCGTGGCTCTATTGTGTAGCTTTGCTTGCACAGCTCAGTTACAAACCCGTTACAAAGCATCTCAGTAAAGCCCTTGTCTAGCTCCACCACATACCCCGGTACAAGTCTCTCCCTAAACCTAGGCTCTACCCATTTCAGGGTCATACCTACAGGGTCATAAGTTAGGATAAGGTCCACATAGTGACCTTGATTCCCCGCCTCATCCTCAGCCGTGAGCGACACAAAGTATACCCCACGGGGGAGGCGGGGAATAGTAGCTTCCCACGTGTCCTCCCCCGTGCGCTTAAACTCTATCAGCTGAGTATTGACTGTGCCATAGAGTCTAACAACCATAGTTAGTCAGTCACCTTGACCTTAATGACATAGGACGCACCAGCATCAACCGGGTTAGGTGTCAGTGTAACCTCGGTGATAGTGGGAGCCTTAGTATCCACATTGATGGTCCGGGTGATAGTGGTGGTCTTACCTGCCGCATCGGTCGCAGTCAGAGTAATGGTGTTCGCACCCTCGGAACCCGTGACCGTGCTGTTAAAGGCACCGTTGGAGACAGGGATAGTTACCGCAGAACCAGAACCCACCTTAGCAGTCAGCGTGACCGGGCTAGAGGTTGCGTCATTGGTAGTACCAACGATAGAGATGGTAGTACTATTGACATATTCACCATCGGCGGGGCTAGTCCAGCTCAGGGACGGGGGAACGGTATCCACCTTAAAGGTAACACTTGCCTCAGTTGCGGCGTTACCATCATTATCGGAGACGTTGAACTTGATGGTATGGCTACCCTCAGACAGGGCACTAGACGGGGTGTACTGGCAAGTGTAGCCGTTGGTCGTTGCCGTGGTAGTAATACCGCTAGTAATGGCTGTACCACTGTCAACCTTGACAGAGATAGTAGTAGTATCAATACCGCTACCAGCGTCCGTAACAGTCCACTTGATAGTGGGCTTAGAGTTGGTGACATATGCGCTTGCAGTCGGGTAAGTGACGCTGATAGTAGGTGCAGTCTTTTCCAGCACTCGGAGTTGTAGACTTGTGCCTAACGTGGCATCAGTCCTATCTACCGTGGTACTATTCCCTGCATTGTCGGTTGCGGTAACGCTCACCCCGTATTTATGGTCTGTCTGTGCCCAAGACGTGGTAGACGGGGCCGTAGTAGTGGCTTCCCAATACCCGGAAGAACTATTCAGGGTAAGGGTGACTTCTTGACCGTTGATGGTCGCTTTGACTGTCTTAACTCCCAAGCTAATACCTCATTTCTTATTTGTAATTGTGATTTCTGCGCTTCTTCATCTTGTATGAGACCCCCATAAGGTATCTTGCCCTATCGGATTCTCTTTCATGCCTGTCTAAGGTTTCAGCATATTCAACCCGCTTTGCCGCTTCAAAGCCCTTCCAGGCTTCGCAGGTCGAGCGGCAACCAACCTCTCTATCCGGGCAATCAGTGTGTGTATCATGGTTGTAACAAGGTGCTTTGAGTCTCATTGTGTTCCCCTTCTGCTATTCCGGGCTTCGTCCTTCACATCTGCAACCGTGTAGTTGTCCAGGGCATACCACAAGGCTGAGAATGTGTGCGGGTCTATATTAAATTCGTCATATCTGAGGTTGTCCTTTTGGTCTTTGGCATATGTCAATGTTGACAATTCCCGAATGGTATTCATGCACTCAGGGGAACAGACAATTTTCCTAAACCGTTTTATCTTCCTGGTATTTGATAGCCTAGACCCTGCCGCCTTATGACAACCCCGAATGAGGAAACCCCGTTGCCTGTAATACTGTATGGCTTTCGGTTCCGCACAGTCCGCAATAATTTGTTCACGGTCCAGCCCTAGCTCTATTAGTTCATCCGCTGTGCGGTCATCGGTCATATGGTTCTTGTAATACTCCCAGTAAATGTAAAGCACCTTTTCCCGGTCATCAACAGCACATCTTACTACAGCATTGTAACTTGTTTCAAACCCAAAGTCAAACCCCGTAAACTTGAACCGGGAGGGGATGCCGTCAACCGCTCGCATCATCTCAGTATGAGACGGGGCAACCTGGAATTGTGGTAACACTCTGATACCATTTAGGCCGAACTGTCCAAGACGGGCCACCCTGTACAAATCAGGGTCGTAGGTTTGCATATCGTCCAGGGTTTTCACGTAGGACTCAGGGACAAAGAGATTGTCACTGACTACAGAGTGGTGATAATATACCCCGTTCTTCACGATGGTGTGTTGCTTGTATAATCGTTGGTCATCGAGTATCGTGTGTTCTGTGCCGTCATCGTTCGTGCGTTTAAAAAAGTGCTGATACACCCAATTTTCGGTCCCAACCGGGTTAGTGCTGAGAATAAAGTGTAGGCTCAGTGTGGGGTGTCTCAGACGGCCTTTCAGCTCCTTGTAACCACCATACTTTATCTCGCTTGCTTCTTCCAGCCACACGATACTCACACCATTGATAGACTTTAGCTTGCCTGGTTTGTCCATACCTTTGAATATGACTTTGGAGCCGTTTGGAAAGTGTAATTGCATGGGGGATACCCCATATCTTACCCTGTTTGTCTGCTTCCTACTGGAATTGTACTCTAGCAGGTCCAGGTCCCCTAGAATCTCCAAGAACAGGTCAAAGCAAGATTCTCTGATAGTATCATAGACTTCACGGACCACAAGGACCTTCCGCTTTTCCTCCAGACATTTCAGCACCAGCTTTAAGGCAATATGGTAGGACTTGGAGGACCCATAGCCACCCACTAACAGATACTCCCTGTAGTCCCAGTCGAACAGGAATGACTCAAAGCGTGGGTTGACTGCCTTTTCAATATTCAAGGTATCACCCCTTTGTAACTTCAACCACATCAAAGACAGTAAGCCACGAATAGGTTTTCTCAAACCAGGCTTTAACGTCCTTCTTGGTTCCCAAGGGTCTTGACAGGGTATTCACAGGGCTTCACATCTTTCCGATAATGGGCATACACGATGAATTTACCCATATGCCTCACCCCTTGCTTGCTCTGGTGATAGTTATGTTAATGTCCTTGTCATCGCCTGTATCCATGCCCAATTCCATCATCTTCATTTTCAGTTCATGCTCCCGCTTTTGGAGTTCAAACCGTTCCTTGGCTAGCTGAGCCTCCACCTTGTTCTTGATAATTTCGGACTCTTCCTTGTCGGTGTTCCAGCCGAAACCCGCTTGTAGGGCAAACTGTGACCCTCTGGCCCCATTGTTATCATACAGGCGTTTCTCAGCATAGGACTCAACCCGCTGGATTGCATCCTCAATCACCTTAGCAAAATTTGGGTTGACAGTCCCAGACTTGGAAAGAACGGCATACCGTCTCAGGCAATCGGTCCTAACCCCAATAGCCAAACCCAAACCCGATAAAGTGAGGGGCTTGGTGTCTATGATAGGTTCCCCAGTCATGGGGTCAGTGACAACATTTCCATACCTATCAGTAACAAAATATTCCATGGATTTGAAATATTCATTGCACGCTTCTTGCAGTTCCTCAGGGGTGCCATATTTGAATTTTGAACCGAAGGTCCTTGCAAACGGGTCAACCTTGCGAACTGCCCTAAATTTTGCCATACTTGCCTTAGTTCCTGCCCTCACATTTGGTGCAGGTACCTTGATATTTGTTAAATCAATGTATAGTGTTCTGCCGTCCAGTTTCTTGAAAGCTCCCAATATTTCCCCTCCTTCCGGATTTATTTTACAACGATTCTACCACAAAAAACAACATTTGTAAACCCTGAAAAATACCCTTCCTCTCACCCAACAACAAACCTCCACCCCTGCAATACCCCTGAGACCGCCCAGAATGGCCCAGAATCAATTTTTACACCTTACCCCTAGTAGTTACACCCCTAAGAACTAAAATCGCTCACAGCGCAATCTAAAGGCAACCTTCACACCTTCCCAAATTTCGCCTCTGAACCCTCCACAGTGCCCTACATGGGTTTTTCTCACCCTCACCCGATACCCAGCCTACCCCGTTCCGCTCGGACCTCTCAGGGCCTCCCGCAGGGTCCACCGGATGCCTCCACCCCGTGACCTCCCTCCACCTCCACACCTCTCCCCCATTTTCTCCCAGAATTACCAGGTCAATAACAATTCTGTCGCATCCTATAAGTATTTTGTCGTTCTGTATAAGCAATTTGTTGTAGGTTACAAAACGGTTACAGAAAATTGGAAATT